ATCATGGGGCCATATGGAAGCGGCAAAACTTCAATGTGCTGCATGGATATTATATTTAGAGCATGCCAAATGCCGCCATGTTTAGATGGTGTCAGGAGAGCTAGGACGATAATTTTACGAAATACATTTGATCAATTGAAAAAGGGGATTTTTGATGTATGGTGTTCATGGTGTGATAATCTAGGCCACGTAAGAAAAACAAGCGGCAATCAATTATTGGCTAAACATCTTTTTAATGATGGTTATGGATTGGTCGAACTGGAGTTATGGTTTATCCCGTTAGACTCGATTGATGATATTGAAAAGCTTAAATCTTTCAATGCTACCAATGCCATCTTGAATGAGTTAAGCGAACTACCGCGCTCAGTGCTCGAGCATTTGCCTGCGCGTTTAGGGCGCTATCCGAAAAAAGATACTATTGATCCAAAATATATTACAAAAAAATATGATACTGAAATTGTTTTGCCAAATGGAAAAACTGAAATATTAGAATGCCCATATTGGCATGGAATTATTGCAGATACAAACCCGCCACCACTAAAACATTTCATATATACTATTTTTGAAAAAGAGCGACCGTCGAGTTATAAACTTTTCAAGCAACCACCGGGGTTATTGGTAGGAGATGATGGAAACGTAATAAAAGAAAATGGGCAGTATTATCCAAACATAGAATGTGATAATTACGGGATAGGATTGCCAAAGGATTATTATATTAAACAGGCGCAAGGAGCAACTCAAGAATTTATAAAAGTTTATTGTTTGGGTCAATATGGCACACTTTCCGAAGGTTTGCCGATATATCCTCAATACAATGATGATATTCACGCAATTGAAGATATACAATATAATAAAGACGAACCTATTTTAATTACACTTGACGGAGGCTTCACTCCTGCAGGTCTTGTGCAGCAATGTATTAATGGGCAATTGCGGGCAATTAAAGAATTTACAACTGAGCGCATGTATTTTGATGAGCTGATAAAGAATGTAATTTTGCCCTATGCAACAACTACATTAAAAGATTATGAGATTATATGGGTTTGTGATCCGGCAATTACAGAAAGAGAGGTAATGGCGGTAGATGAATTAGGAATTACTTTAATAAAGGCTTTAACCAATAACATTGAGCCTCGAGTACAAGCGATGATTGCGTTTTTAAATAAAATGGTCTTTGGTGACCCTGCTTTTTTGCTTTCAAAAGTGGGATGTCCTATTTTGCGGGAGGGTTTTAATGGCGAGTATAAATTCAAAAAATTGCGAAAAATAACTGATGAAATCGAGAAAGACAAGCCGAACAAAACACATCCTATTTCAGATATTCATGATTGTGGCCAATATGGGGCTTTACATTTTGGCGGAAATATGTTAAAAAAATCAGAAGTTGATACTGCCCAATTTACCGAAGCGCACTTAAGTAGCGGATGGACATAATTATGAACAATGAAATAGCCGTAATAGAAAATTCAAAAGATCAAGAGCGATTGGAAGATATTAAATATAATATTGATCAACATTTTAGCTTTTGGGGTGATAATCTTGATAGTGCCCGAGAATCAAAGATTTTTTTATATGGTGACCAATGGGATGATATGGTTAAATCCGATTATGCAGCATTAGGTAAGGTTATGCTTACAGTGAATAAATTGGCTGCTAATCAACGTAGAATGAGTGCGGAGGTACGGGCGGCAACTCCAGCATTAGAAGTTAATCCTACTGGAGAACGGACAGAACAGAATGAAAATAATGCCAACATTTGGGAGGCATATTTAAGAAAAGTTTTTTTAAGTTCTGATGCAAAACGGGCGTTTCAAATTGCATTCGACAATTCTACAATTGGAGGTTTCGGGGTTATTGAGGTTTTGAATGAATATAAAGATACAGTTTCTTTTGATCAAGAAATAAAAATTGTTTCGGGAGATGAACCAGAACGTTATGGTTTTGATCCAGCTGCAACAGAACCAACCAAATCAGACGGTGATTATTGTTTCAAATACAATACAATCTCGAAGAAAAAATTTGAAAAGATTTACGGATTTGAACCTCCAACCACGGAGGACATTCTCTATGAAAATAATCATTTTGCATGGGCTGATACTAATAATGTAACAGTGATTGATTATTATGAAAAAGAATATTTTAATGTGGAGCTTTATAAATTAAAAAATGGGAAAACAATTAAAGCCAAAAAATATAAAAAAATGTTAGATTATTTAGAAGAAAATCCCCAGTTCAAACATCCCGATCTAATGGAACAATTAGAAATTGTCCAAAAAAGAAAAGCGCAAGAATACGATATTTATAACTATGAAATTATTGCAAACAAAATTCTCAAAAGGGAAAAATGGGCGGGGAAAGAGTTAAGGTTTATTTATGTAGACGGTAATTCTTATCGCTTAGAGGGGGATCAACATATACAGGCATTTATTAAAGATGCTATTGATTCTCAAAAATTCGAAAATTATATAAAATCAGAAACAGTACAAAATATTAAAGATTCAACAAAAGAAGATTATATAGGGACGGAGGCTAACATCGCGGGCAATGAAAATCAATGGAAAGACAAAAGGCGCAGAAAGGGTATATTGATTGCTAAGCCTGATCCAATAACAAAGCAAATGCCATTAAAACAGCCTCCCTCTCAAATTAATCCTCAATTATTGGGGCTTGGAACAATAGCTGAAGAAGATATAAAGGCGACATTGGGTATTTTTGATTCTAGTCAAGGAGCAAACGGAACAGATTTATCAGGGAAAGCCGAAAATATACGAATTAATCAAGGTAATCTAAGTAATTTTACATGGATTGATAATCTTAATCGAGCTATTGAGCAAACAGGCAAATGTGTTATTTCACTATTTGCAAATTTAAATAAAGAACAGCATGTTATGATTCCTGGAATTGGAGAAGATGGAAGTTTTACAAGCAATGAGATTAATATTCCTAATTTAGCAGGAAAACTTTTAAATAATATTACTGAAGGGTCTTATGAGGTTTCTGTGAGCGCGTCGAGTGCCTTTGCAGCACAACGTGATGCGGAATATCAAAAATTGTTAAATTATGCGCAAGCATTTCCTGTTATGCAAAATGCTGTACAAGATTTAGCGGCTAAAAAACTTACTTCTGACATTTCAGCCGATGTAGGTAAACGGGCTCAGTTAACATTACCTCCGATAATTAAAGCAACTTTAAAAGATAATCCTGAACTGGCAAAGCAAGGACAACAAGAATTACAAAAGCAGCAGCAAATGCAGCAACAGAGTGTTCAACTACAGCAAATGGCTGCAACTCAGCAAATCCAAGATAATAAGATTGTAGCGATATCTGATCAAATTACTGCTTTAGCCAAAATGATGGATGCTCAAACAAATAGAGAGGAAGCACAAACTAAAGGAGTTATTGAGGCGGCAAGATTGCAGGCAGAAGAAGATAAGGCAGCCAGAGAAGAACAAACTGCAATTATTAAAACTTTGAAAGAAGTTAGATAAAACGTAGCGCAGCGCAACGAAGCAAAACGAAGTGCAGCGAAGCTCAGCAAAGCAAAGCACAGAAAACCAATTTCTGTTATAAACAAACCCAAATAAATCCCTTTGGGATTTATACCATAATGCACATATAAAACACGGGGACAATAAACACCTCAAAAAAAACTGGACTATTGTCCCGTGATTTCTTTTTTTAAACCTCCATAATAAATTCTGTTTTAACCTAATTTAACCTAATTTAACCTAATTTAACCTAATTTAACCCCGGCACATTAATCTAGAAATCTCTAGTCTAGGATATAGAGGCAATGATTTTTCTGAATAAAAAAGGCGGCTTTTGCCCTTTCGCCTTAAAAAGGAGGCATTAGGTGTTTTTTTTGAACCCTAATGCCTCCTTATACACGATTATCTATAAATGTTTTAATATATCTCGCTAGATACTTATTAACTATCAAAGAGGAAATAAAAATGAAAACAAATGATCTATTAAAAAATAATGTAGAAGAAAACTTAGCTTTTAGTATTGAAAATTTTTGCAGGCTTCATGGCATAAGCCGCTCAAAATTTTATCTTTTGCTCAACGAGGGGCTTGCGCCAAAAATTATGAAAATTGGGCGCCGGACTCTCATTTCCCACGAGGCAGCTGCGCAATGGCGCAAAGATATGGAGCGCGGCAATGCCAATTTGTAAAATTCGGATAAAAATCAAAATATTTATAGAAAATTTTCATTGCTAGCGTCATTGCTAGCATCATAATTCATAAAATGACGTTACCAATGATAGTATGGCGTTTTGCAATAAATTTATGTTGACATTTCTAATTTTAGTGGTATTATAGACTATACAGACAAATATGTAGTCTTTAAATGCATAGCCATTCACGTAAATATACGGCGGAAAAACGTATAGTCATTACTGCGATAGCAGGTTAATCGAAAAAATTAAATGTTTTATGAATGATGAAATAACTACGGTTAATTCATTGGTGAATTCTGAAGATCAGCAAAAAGATCAAGAAGAATTGCAAACCAATGAAAAACCGGCAGAAGATGAAAACCTTCAAGACGCTTCTCAGGCGGCAATTGAGAAAAAAACCGATTCTTCGGATGACTCAGTTGATGATTCTGAGGATGAAACAGGTGGTGATAAAACTAGTACTGAAACTACTGATATCGAACCAGAGGAATTGCCTGTTTGGCTGAAAAAGCGTCTTGCAAGAAGTAAACGGCAGCAAGACCGGTTACAGGAGCAATTGACTGATACTCAGCAAAAATTGCTGAATGTTCAAAATGCCGATGGTGGGAGTTCTAAATCTGAGCAGGTGAAATATGATCCTAATACTCAGATTATAGATCCATTTACCGGACAAGCTGTTGATATTGCGAGTGTAGAGGGGCAGGTTGTAATTAAATTACAACAAGCTGCTGTTATTCAAGAGCAACAAGATAAAAACGCTAAAAAAGCTGAAGAACAGCGAACTTTAAAGCAAAAGTTATCAAAAGGATATGAAAAGTTTGATGATTATCAAGAAGTTGTTGAGGATTTGCCTTTTACGCAAGTGATGCTGGAAGCAGCCAGTATGAGCGATAAAGCTGATGAATTTATTTATCAATTAGGTAAATATAATCGAGAGGAAGTAGATCGTATTGTAAGTTTATCACCAAAAGAACAATTTCGGGAAATGGTGTTATTGGAATATAAATTCAGGAATCAAAAACCTGTTGTAAAGTCCGTTGCGCCACCACCCACCGCTATGAAGAGTACAGGATATATTCAAAAAGACAGAAGTAAAATGTCTTATGAAGAATTATATCAGGTACGCCGAAAAGAGGAGGGTGGCCGATGATTTTGGAGATTAAAAAATGCCTAATCAATTTATTAACAGTACACTCTTATCGAAAGAGGCTGCTGTTGAATTCAGACTTGCAAATACCTTTTTTGCAACTGCGAATCGCAAATATGAGGGAATGTTTAGTGATAATACCTACGATCCTGGTACATATGTAAATATCCGCCTAGATAATCAATATTTGGTTCAGCGTGGAGATACGGTCACTGCGGGAGATGTAAAAGAAACATATGAGGCTTTACAACTACAACCGTTATATAGTGTTCCTGTTACATATTCTACTACAGATCTCTCTACTAAATTACGAGCAGATTCATGGAAAGAAAGAGTTTTTTATCCTGCAGTAAGAAGTCTAGTTGGAGATGTAAATAAAGATCTTGCTCTTCTGGCTGCTACACAGACACATATTCATAGTGGAGTTCCCGGCACCGCAATTAATACTTTTGCGGCTGTTGATTTAGACGGCACAATTTTATTTGAACGTGGAATAAGCCCAGCTCAACCATGGTATTATGCAATCAATCCTCGTGATGGAAGCGCATTAAAAGCAGCATTGCAAAATGCGTTTAATACAACCTTGAATAAAGAAATTAGTTTAAGATCAGAATTAGGCCGATTGTCATATTTTGATATGATGATGGATCAAAGCATTGCAGTTCATACTCCATATACTGCTGGTGTAATGACGGCAAGTAGTATACAGGTTAATGCTGATGTTACATCTGGATCAACTATTGTATTGAAAGGATTAACAGCAGACAAAACGGCAATATTTAAAGCTGGAGATGTTTTAGAAATAACTGGAGTTCAAAGTGTAAATCGTATTACGCGAGCAACCACAGGTCAAGATATGCAATTTGTAGTAACTGCTGATGCTAATTCTGTTGGGGCTTTAGCAACGCTATCAATTTATCCTGAAATTATTACTGATGTAGACGACCCAAACCGAAATGTTACTGGGAAAGTGCCAGAAGATGGGGTTGTTAAAGTCAATGGTGTTGATGGAACAGTTACACAGGTGGCGCATAAAGTAAATTTAGCGTATAGCATAAATGCTTTACATCTTGTAACCCCTCCGCTAGCTCCTCTTGATTCTCCTGAAAGTAGTGTATTTAAAGATCCTACAAGTGGATTATCTTTACGAGTAAGTAAAACGTCCACCGTTTTATCCAATACTAATACCATGAGAATTGATTTATTAGCAGGGTATCGATGGATAGCTAGTCAGGTTGTACGGCATATGTCATAAAATATAAAAGGGAAAGGACATTTTGTTCTTTTCCTTTAATTTTAGGGGAATTAGATGGCTATTACTAAGCGAACTGCCGATGATATTATTAAAGGCGCATATAAACTTATTGGTTATAAAAGTAAAGACCGTAATTTGCCGCAAGATTTTGTTATAGATGGTTTATATGAACTCAATATGTTGTTAGATCATTATTCGACAGCTCCTAATCTTATTCCGTATGATACAACATTGCAATTTCCGTTAGTAATTGGTCAGGAATCGTATGTTATATCAGACCAAATAACTTCTGATGTAACAAACAGAAGATTGATTAATTTGAAATATGTTAACTTACTTGATGGAACTGATCGTTATCCGGTAAGGGTTGAGAATGACACGCTTTTCTATAGATTTAATCGAGATGAAACAAATAAAAGCCGTCCTACTTATTGTTTTTTGCAATTGGAAGTAGGTGGATCAATTCTAACTTTTATCGGAAAACCCGATAAGGCTTATACTTGCATCGTAAAAGGTAAATTTATTCTTGAGCATCTTGATTTAAATAGTGATATCAGTACTTTGCCAATTGGATATCATCGATTTTTAAAATATGCATTAGGACGAGAATTAAAGGCTGGTTTAAATGGGTCAAATTGGAATGTAGAAGCTGAAGCTAACTATCAAGATGCTTTAAAAAATCTAACTAGCACTAATGATAAGGATATTGAATTAAAGCCTGATAGTCTTTTTGTAGTTAGAGGAGAATATGAAAACACGTTAAATGTGATTTAATATGCCAAATTTAAATAAAACATTTGATATTATTGGAGGAACAGAGAAATCTGAATATAGTATTTTTTCGCCTCAATTAATTGTTAATATGTTTATGGTTTTTCATTCTGAAGGACTGCAAAAAAAAGCTCTTTTCCCAACAGAAGGTTTAAGTTTAGATAATGGTTTAATCTTTAATGTTGGAGGGGAAAATCGGGGAGTTAGACAAACTTATTATTTTAACGAGATAATGTTTGTTATTATTAAAGATACAATTTTTAGGGTGACTGCTAATTATATTAATAGTAAACCTACATTTAGCCATTCTATTATTGGTGTAATTGATACTCAAACTGGATATGTTGGAATTGCCGATAATGGAACACAGATAATTTTTGTTGATGGAATAAAGGGCTATTTATATGATTCAATTAGTGATAATTTTAGCGTAATTACTTCACCGGGTTTTCCTACATCTCCTACTGATATTGCTATTTTAGGTAATAGATTTATTGCTAACAAGGGTGAAACAAAAGAGTCTTTTTTTTCCGCGCAAGGGGATGGTTTGAGTTGGGGATTAAATGATTTTTTTTCGATGACTTCTTATCCGGATATTGTCGTGGCATATTCTACTTTAAATGGGCAGTTATATGTTATGGGGCGAAAATCAACTGAAATCTGGTATGAGGTTAGTTCTCCAACTCTTCCGTATCGTCCTCAAAAGCCAACTTTAGAATTTGGATGCTCTGCGATTGGTAGTGTGGCCATTGGTTTTGGGATGATGATATGGTTAAGTAGAACAAACAGAGGTGTTGGTTCAATTTTAATGACAACTGGAAGCAATCCCGTTCCGATTAGTAATGAAGCAATTGACACAATGTTAGATACATATACAGCAATAGAAGATGCAACCTCTTATTTATTTAAAAATGATGTTGGCCATGTTATGTATGTGATCAATTTCACTATTGATGATGTATCTTGGATGTTTGATTTTAATACGAAAAGATGGAGTAGATTAGAGTCTAACGATTCCAATAGGTACACAGGAAATACATATCAATATTATAAAAGCCATCATTATATTTTTGATTATCAAAACCCTCATATGTATGAAATGTCTAAAGATTATTTTGATGAGGCTGGAAAAGCTATAAAAAGGCAAGTTATTTCCCCTGTTTTTATGAATCCTAATCAGGTTTCACTTAATGAATTTCAGGTATTTCTTAAACAAGGAACGGGAAAAGAAAATGGAAATGATGAAGATCCATATTTAATGTTATCAGTTTCTTATGATGGAGGGCTTAGATATGGAAATGATCGAAAATCTGAAATTGGCAAGATTGGAGAATCATTAACTCAAACAGTTTGGAATACATTAGGTATAGCTAATTCATTTGTTTTTAAATTAGAACATTATAACCGCACTCCTTGTGTGATTTTAGGTGCTATGGGAAATGTAGGAGAAGGATAATGCTTAGAAATCATCCGAAAAATGTAAATGTATTAAATGAAACTAATCAACAGTTTAATCAGGTTTATAATTCATGGTTGTTAGATTTAACAGATGAGGTTAACCAAGGTGAGCCTCCTCACGCCACACAATCAATTGCGGCTACTGTAGGTATTCAAATCCCTTCTCCGGTAAATAATTTAATAATGAGAATTGATGGAGATGGCGGCGCAATTAATATTACGGCAAATCCGCAAATCTCTTCTGGTTTCGATGGTCAAACAGTTACATTAGAAGGTATGGATGACACAAATACTGTGCAATTAGATGATGGAAACGGCCTTAAATTAGCAGGTGGAGCATCTTTTACACTTAGTGATAACGATGTAATAACACTTCATTACAATGGCAATAAAGATTTGTGGATTGAAAATACGAGATCGCAAAATTGAATATTGAAATTAAAAAAATTACAGAGTTAAAGGAAATAATTGAATTATTTTTTCATCCAGATATTCATCATGGATTTGTTCCGGATAAAAGTATTTCTAAAAATAAATTTAAGAAATTTATTAATAGTGATTTTGCTGAACGATATAATTTTTATATTCTTATTTGTGATTCCATTCCTATTGGTTTAAGTATTTTATATAAGATGACTATTAATTGCGTCATGCTCCATATTGGGATTTTAAAAAAGTTTCGTGGAAAAATTGCATATAAAGTAATGCAACAATTATCAAATATGATTTCCAAAAAATTAAATTATAAGAAAATTGTTGCTCCAATTAATGCTACGAATAAAGCCGCGATTTATGTTGTTAAACGATTTGGTTTTCAATTTTTTGGGAATAGTAAAGATCAATTAATCTGGGAGAAAAATTATGGGTAATATAATGAGCGGAGGCGAAGAACAGGCTTTTGATGATTTGCAAAAAATGCTAGAACAAGCTGAGGATATGGAAAAACGAGGATTAAAAGTTGGTGTTGGTATGTTAGCTCCTGAAATGAAAATGGGAACAAGCGCATTACAACAAGCACTGTCTGGAATTACTGGAATGGGAACTCCGACAGAAGCCGTGGGTAGGGCAGAATCGCAATTTGCTCAAACACCCTCTCAGCAATTTCAAACGCAACAAGCTATAGATGCTGTCAATAATGCAATGCAAGCCATGGGAATTAGCGGAAGTGGAGCCCAGCAACAGGCATTAACTCAAACAGTTGGTGATATTTTAGGAGGACAAGAACAGCAATATTTAGGAGAAGTGGGAAAAGCTGGCCAAGCAAAATTAAGTGATTTATTAGGCATTGGTCGAATAGGTGCTGGTGCTACTGGCGAAGCAGCCGGAGGGGTTTTTAAAGGCGCACAATCATTAGCTGATATCATTTCTCAAATAGGTGCAGCTGAAGCTGGCATTGATATAGCAAAGGGTGGAACACAGGCTGGTTTAATTGGCACATTATTAAGCGGAATAATGCCTGGATTTAAAGGTTATGGTACTGGCGGTTGGCCTGGAGCATTTGGTGGTTATTTTGGTACGGTTTTGCCAGGATATACTTCCAAAGGTAAAAAAATTGGTGGTTGGCCTGGAGGGTCTGGTGGTTATTAACAAGAGGATTAATTTATGCAAGGTATAAACATTCCCATAGCTCCACCCTCTGTAAGAACATTATTTGATGTTCTTAGTCAGAAAAAACAGGAGCAATCTACACAAGCTTTGCAAGGAGCTCAAACCGGATTTTTGCAAGAAAAAATCAGACAAATGCAAGCACCGCAGCAACAGCCAGACCAATTTCAAACTGCTGATACCGCACATTTACTTGAAGATATGAATAAAATCAATCAGAAAGCAGCGGATACTAAAGAGGAAGATATTCCATTGTTTAATCAATTAAAAGCAGCAGTGGAAAATGTTCCACTTGGAACTGGTCCCATACGAGGACAAATTTTATGGGCAACACCGCAAGGCCAATATTTAAAAAGTTTATTAACTAGAGCGCAAGGTAAATATATTAAAAATTTCCACCTAGGGCGAATGACACAACGAGAATTTGATTTATTACGTTCGGCGGTTGGAGGTGGTACAACATATAGTTCTGGTTTAAAAGCAATATTTAATCGACAATTAGCGCAAAGCAATCAAGATTTAGCAAAACAACAATTTTATAATCAATATATAAATCAAGGAGGAAGAAGCAGTTTAGAAGCAGCAAATAAATGGTTAAAAACTGTCGGAGAAAAACCATTGTATAAACCATTTACTAAAAAAGAACCTATAAAAGAAGCCCGGCCAGAAGAAGATATAAGCAAAATGTCACCTACTGAATTGAGAAAGATTGCGGCGGGAGGTGGATAATGGCAATTACACCAGAAGAAGCAAGAGAAGAATTAAAAAGACGGGGCGAATCTATAGAAGAGCCAGCTAAAGATTTAACTTCTGGCCAGTTTGTTAGAGGAGAATTAGGTACGGCGGCTCAAATTGGGCGTGGCACTATCGAGGAATTAAGAGATCAATTATTAAGGTTAATACCTAAAATGCCTGCAATTCCCGCAACCAAAGAATTGCCACCTTTGGCAGCTATCATGCCTAAGCGACCAACATTTCCTGAAGAAGCCCCTACACCACAAGCTAAGATTGGTCGAACTTTTGGTGATATTTTAGGGTTTTTAGGTGCAGGTGCAGCAGGAGGGGCAGCAAGAGCAGCATTACCTGCTGCCGAAGAAGCAGGCCCCGCAGCAGCAAGATTAATTAGAGCTTTACGAGGAGCACCTGGACGTATAGCAGGCACTGCTTTATATGGAGAAGCAGTTAGCCCTGATAGATTACGAGGAGCAGAGAAAGGAGCTGCTTTTGGAGCTGGTGCAGAAGCTATACCTGCTATTGGAAAAGGTATAGGTGCAGTATCAAAATATATAAAACCAATGACTTTGATTAAAAATTTTATGAATAAATTAAGTGGAGGTGAAAATTTAGAGGAAAATAGTCAAAATTTTGCTAAACTTTTAAAAAACACGTATAATAATAAAATAGAGGACATTAGCAATGATTTATACAATCCTATTCTTGATCCTATTCGTAATAATTCTATTTATTGGAGCAGAGTAAAATCTCCCGAATTATATAAAACGATGTTTGATCCCATTTTAAGGCACGAAGAAGATGTGGGGTTATTCGATACTTATACACGTGGCTTAAAAAAATTACATTCTGCTTTCGAAAAAAACCCAACTTTACAAAATGCTCATGATTTACAAAGTGAATTAGGTACAGAAGCAAGAACGATTAGACGTGATCCATTTTCAAAAATTTCAGAACGAGATAAAGCTACAGGTTATGAAGATACGCGAAAAAACTTACAAATGGATATCCATCATTTTTTAGACTTTAAAGATCCTACCGGTGATTTAACAAATAGATATCTACATGCCGGTGAGACTTTTCGAAAAGAAGCTGTGCCTTATATAAGCGAAAAAAATATAGCGGAAATTGCAAAAGGACATGAGACAAATCCTTCTAATATAAAAACAATATTTAAAAGTCCAGATATTGATACTAACAAAATCGTTAATGATATGGGTTCAGAAGCAAATCGTAGAATTTTATATGATGAATTAGGGCGGGGTGATATTAAAGATGCTAATAAATTTATAAACAGAATAAACACTTTAGATGATAAAAGATTACAAAGTTATTTAACTCCGGCCATGAAGGAAGATATAGAACAAATCAAAACAAGAATATTAACTAAAGAAGGGGTAGAAAGAATTGCAGGAGCAGGAGCGGGAGTAGGGTTAGCTTTAGCTCCACATGCTGGAATTACTGCTGAAATTTTAGCCGGGGCAGGAGGTGCAACTCTTGCACCAACTATTATGAGAACTTTAACACGAGGAATTCCTGTTCAACAAATTTCAAAAGGAATTGGTCGTGCATATCCATGGTTAAGCAAAAGTGCTATTGCTACATTATTAGGACAACGACCAGAAGAAGAACCAACTAAACCAATTACACAAGCTGAAGCTATAGCTGAATTAAAAAGACGGGGGATAGAATAAATGGCAATTAATTATTATTTAACACCACATTTTCAGGTGGTATTTAGAGATGAAACAGGCGTCCCTTTAAAAGGGGGTAGTGTATATTTTTACAAAAATTCAGATAAAGTTACATTAAAAGCAGTTTATCAAGATAAATTCGGTACTCCATTGCCTAATCCTGTTCCTCTTAACGATGCAGGTATTATTTCAGATGCGAGCGGGACACCTCGCCCTATTTATTATGCAGATGATGAAGATTATTATATTGAAGCCTATAGGCTTGGCGAATCACCACCTGCCACACCTGTACAAACTGTATCTGATTTTAATTCACCGCTGGCAGATTTTCCTATTCCTTCGATTGAAACGAGTAATTTAACTAATTATGTTCTTAATCCTCAATTTAGATTTTTTCAAAAACAGCAATTAAGCGATTCTGATTTAGTTTCTGGTAGCGAGGTTTCACTGGCAGAAGAAGGATGGTTTTTTTATCGTGATACAGCAAATAGTACTAATGAAATATCTTTTGTAGAATTTGCTGCTGGACAAACTGATGTTCCCTATAATCCGAGATATTATTTAAAATTTAATTGTTCGGTTGCTGGCGCAGAAGCTAGAAAAGATCTTTGCTTGCCTTTTCGTGATGTAATTTCTTTCTCAGGACAAGCGACAAGTCATGCATGGTGGGTACGGAGTGAAACCGGTTTAAATTCTACTATTCAATTAGTTGTTAGGCAGATTTTTGGAGCTGGGGGCAGTTCATTTGTTGAAACAGTTTTAGACACTTTTGTTGTTACCACAAGTTGGTCACAAATAGCTTTAGAAAATTATACGATTCCATCAGTTGTTGGAAAAACCATTGGAAGTGAAGGGGACGATAGATTTGAATATTGCTTACGTTTGCCATTAAATCAAATTGCAATAATTGGAATTGTTAATGGTCAATTAAATATAAGCGAAGTTATCTATGATTTTAATTATACAAGTAGCGAAGAAGAAAATTTAAAGAAAAAAGCTTATGAGTTACCTGATCCAACTCCCGAAAAATATGGTTATCCTTTAATCTGGAATGGAACAGAATATAATTTTGAAGATTTAACTGGGCAAGTTGAACAGTATGTATTAGGAGATCAACCTAAATATACATTACCGTTCAATAATCTTACATATATAAGAACAGCGCTTATTCCAAATACCCCAATTACCTATGATAGATTGTACCAAAAATGGGATAACGATTCTGATTTAGCAAATGGAAATGCTTTTGGATATGGAGGAGATGGATTTTTCCCAACTTTATATACTAATACGGCTATTTTTACTAATACAAATTCTGGAACTGTCACGGATTGGGCTGATTTTAATACTGGTTTTACAATAACTACTACCCAACAATCCGGAACAAAAGGTTTTTCTGTGGTATTTAAGCCTTATAGGCAATTATATTCTATTGATACTCTTCGGGTAACTAATACTGCAAATGGTGATGTAACAGATACGTCTGCGGGTGATTCAGGTTTTACCGTTACAAAAGTTCAAGATGGAGATGCGGGAAAACCTGAAATATCAGATATTCAAACAAAAGCAGCATCTACTTTATCAGGAGGGGAACATTTTTTAATTAGTTCAACTACTGCCAATTATTATCCTTGGTATAAAGTTGATGGAGTAGGTACTGATCCGGCTATAGGAGGAAGAACCGGAATATTAATTGAATTAGAGGGGACAGATAATGCTTCTTTTGTAGCTCATCGTACTATAGATGCCTTAAATGGCCATGAAATAAGCAAAGTGGTCTGCAATGCCGCCTCTACTTTAACACCTGGTGACTATTTTTTTGCTAATTCGGTAGCTGTTCCGTTTTATGTATGGTATGAAATAGATGGGGTTGGAGTTGATCCGGCTGTAATAGGTAAAACAGGAATAAAAGTTGCTGTTTTGTCTACAGATACAGATGTGCAACTTGCACAAAAAACATCTAAAGCTATTAGTAGCTATTATTTTGTTGTGCCTGATTGGCGAGGATTTATTTTAAGAAACTGGGCTAATGGTTCGACAAATGATCCTAATAGAAATTCGAGAATAGGAATTAACGGAAATGTCATTAGCGGTGATCATGTGGGAACGGCACAAACTGATGAAGGTAGAGAGCATTTACATACTGTAAATGCACATTGCACTGCGGGCACTCAAAATAGTCCGTGCGGACATTATCCCGGGAAAGATACGGTTGGTGCTCCTTGGATGGATTCGTATAGTGGTTACATGGCAAGCAATATGATTAATACTTCAGGCGGCAGTGAAACAAGAATGCTTAATGCATACGTTCTTTTTGCTGTGAGATATTAAATTAATATAGGAGAAATAAAATGGCTGATGATGCAATAAATCAATTAATTCCCAATAATGAAATGGGAATTTTCCTTACTGCAACAGGACGTGTTGGAATTGGTACACCATTTCCGTTAGGAATGGCCACTGCTATTAAGGCTGGTACGGCTGGCGATGTTGTTTGGCAAAATGGTTCAGCGGGACGATTAAATGTTACTAATTTCGAAGCCGGCGAAACACAATTATTAATTTGTGACAGAATCTTGGTTAATGGTACTGTAGATGGTGTTTTAGAAACAACTGGTGCCACTAATTTAATTTGGGGGATTACTAATCCTTCATTAGCGCCGACATAAAATAGGGGAAATCAATAATGAAAAGTCCACATAAAATGAGAAGTGCACCTAAATGGTGGTTCATGATGCATAAGCTTTATCAACACATTGTGCAAAATTTATTTAGAATTACGGCAGATGGTGATAAACGAATTACAGCAGATGGTGATTCGAGAATAACTGCCGATTCAGATTATTAAGAAAGAGGGAATAAAATGGCTAATAAAAAAATAAATGACTTGGCTCTGCAAGCAAATCCAACTGGGAATATGCAGATCGAAACAGATATCGGCGGTATTACACCTAATAGACTTTTATTAGGTGATAATCCGGCTGAGACTTTTGCTACAAGTAGCAAAACTATAATGGGCTCAATAAATGAATTACATAATAATTTAGTTTGGGATAGAGTAACAGGTACGCCTAATTATGTGATTCCACATACAATAGCTGATGATATAGGCGCAACGGCAGCAAGAATTACAAAAGGCTGGTTTACAGATATCGAATCAACAAACATGCCTACTGTTGGTGGTACATCCATAAATGCTAATGGTGTGCTAGATTTAACAAGTACAGAAGTCACTCAATTAGCGAATATTGGAACAACAACAATATCTAGTACTCAGTGGGGTTATCTTGGTGCAATGAATCAAGATGTTGCATCTACAGCACAACCAACATTTGCTCAAGTTACTTTAAGTACCGAACCTGATGTAGATAATGAAGCTGCAACTAAAAAATATGTAGATGATCATCCTGTAGCAAATTTATTAGAGCAATCTAATGTTTTTTATGCCGCTACGGCAGGGAATGATGGAAATACGGGTAAAAATGTAGCATATCCATTTTTAACTGATACGGCAGCAATTACGGCTGCTGATACACCAACAGCGACTGAAACTACTCAAGTTAAAGTTGAGCTGTTAGACGGCGCGCCGTTTGGTAGTTTTTCGTTATCTGCTAAACCATGGATTAATATTGATGCACCAACAGCGTTTATTCGCGGTGGTAGTAATATTATAGGTGATGACAATATTGTTAATATTGGAACATCTAGATTGCAAAGTGGAACAGATATTTTATGGACTAAATTAGGTTCGGGACAGTCTTTTTTTAGCGCCAATAAACTTTATCAAACAGTTGGAGAAGGTGCTAGATTATTAGAAGTAGATAATGGTGTTTTATTTTCAAAAGTTGATTATTTTAAACCGCAGGTTATTACTGATGAAGCAATTAAAGTAAGCGGTGGTTATCTATTTGATTATAGTCAGTGGCTAACCGGTAAGATAACTTTTGCGACAGATGCTGGTGGCGGTAAAATTATTGCGCAAGAAATAGATGGAGATATAGAAGTAGGCAATAATTTTACATCACATCCTACTATTGATACACAATATTATTCTGGAAATGTTACTGTGGGGACAGGTAGTAATTATGGAATGAAAGTTACTAGTGCATTTATTGGTGATTTAACAATCGGAACAGGAAGTGAGTGTTATATTCATACAGGATTGCAAAGTGGTAACATTACTAATGCCGGTACAGCTTTATTTAATAATAGTCAATGGATAGATGGCACATTAATTAATAATAGTTATGTAGCTATATATGCAAATGAATTTGATGGAGATATTGAAGCTGCTAACAACTCATATACGGCCATTAACACATTATATTATGACTGCGGTAGCATAACTATTGAAGAAGATGCTTCCTTTGGCATGCAAGTAGCATCTGAGTTGGTCGGAAATTTAATTGTTGGCAATGGCAGTGATGTCTATTTATATGCTGGCAGCCACGACGGTAATGTTTCTCTTCTTGCTGGTGGTTATGCGAACTTGACTTATGGAGAATTGAAAGGAGATGTAACACTTGGAGCAGGAGCTGGTATAGGAACATCAATAAGTTGTGTATGGACAGGTAAATTAATCGCTGGAGCAAATAGTAATGTCAGAATGGTTGTTGGAGAACGAACCGGCGCCGGTGCTGATGAAATTGAGGCAACAGCTAATGTTCATATATTTGACGTCTCAAAATGGAACGATACGTTAAACCTTTTAACTACAGAAGAAATTACTCAACTGCTTAATATAGGCGAAACGACTACGATTTCTAGTGGTCAGTGGGAAATTGTGGGAAATCTGAATCAAAGTTTAACTAGTAGCAGCAGTCCAACTTTTAATAAAATAACGGCATTAAGTCTTAATAGTGGTTTTGCTATTACATTGACTGGCACAACAAGCGCTTTTACAAATATAGGAATAGATGGTAATAGATTTTTAGGATGGAATACTAATACGTTTTTTGTAACTAGTCCAGTTGATATGAGATGTAAAATAAATGATTCTATGGACGAATATACTGGAGTATTTAAACTAGAATCTGGCTGGGATCCTGTTTTAATACCGATGAAAATATGGCACAGTGGTAAAGTAGCATTTAATGTTAAAGCAGAACCGGTAGCCGAACCAGATGGACAATTTTATATTAAACAACCTATTAATGATGCTGCAATACCTGTTTTAGAATTAGAACAGACAGATGTTTCAGAAGGATTTATTAATTTTGTCGGAACTGGCAAAGGATCAGTACCAACAAGTACAGTTAACTCTGTAGCGAGTGTTAGAGTAGAATTAAATGGTGTACCTTATATGATAGCATTACATGCAAATATACCGTAATAATATACAGCCTTTACTATATAGCCTTATACGCTGTATAATACATTTTTTTAATTAATTAGGAGTTTGTTATGAAATTAAACTTAAATCGTCAATTTAAAGATAAAAAAGGTTGTGAAACTAAAGGTTTAACAATGGCCGATTATTTGGCTGATTTTTTATCTGCTAATTTCTCGCGTGAGAAAGCATTAAAATCATGCAATCTTGTAATGGCTTTGGGTAAAAATGGCGACATAGAAATAGATAAAGCTGATTTAATCTTTATTCACGATCGTCTGACAAGAATTCCTGGAGCAAATGAACCGCCATCACCTGATATACCTGATTTATTAAAAGGGCAATTTTTAGAAATTATTTTACCATTATTAAAACAAGAATAATGTATAAATATAGCAAATCTTCAGAATTGCAATTAGCATCATGCCATATTGATTTACAGTTAATATGTCATCGTTTATTAAAACATTTTGATCATTCTGTGCTTTGCGGTCATCGTGGTAAAGAAGATCAAAATAAAGCTTTTGCAGAAGGAAAAAGCAATTTAAAATTTCCTAATGGCAAGCATAATTCAGAACCTTCTATGGCTGTTGATATTGCGCCTTATCCACGTGAGAAAAATAAGAAAGCTGATATAGATAAGTTTTGCGTGATGGTTGGTAGATTTTTACAGATTGCAGATGAATTACATGAGAAAAATTTAATCACTTATAAAATACGGTGGGGTAGATTATGGAAGAATGGTTTGTATAGTGATGAAAAAGGATTATTAGATTATGCTCACCTTGAACTTATAGAGGAATAATATTATGAATTATCTACTTAATTTCTTTCTATGGAAAAATTTACGTAAATGGGCGGCTAAAAGCGTTACGACATTAGATGACATGGCTGTTGATCTTTTGCAATCCATTATTTCAAGAGTTATAAATCACGAATTAACCGTCAAAGATGGGTTAATGAAGCTACTAGAAGAAGGATTGCAATTATTAATAAGGCATTGGAATAACTATAGAAATGATGAAAAAATCAGATCTTTTTTAATTGCAATTCAAAAACTAATTGGATCATTAGATTTAAATGAAAAATAGTGTTTGTGATGAAATTGAGATTAATGCATGAATAAGCATAATTGGCAAAATTGGGCGGCTTTATTTGTTATAGCAGTTTTTTTATATGGTGCAATTCGCGCTTATGTAAGAAACGAAGAGGCTACCTATGATAATTTTCAAATGGCTTCACGTGCTTTAGCCGGATTGATTATATTACAACAGGACGTTATCCGGTTAGATAAATCAGTGATTATTCTACAAAAGTGCGGAGCTAATCATGAATAATGAATCTTACATAAAACGAATAGATAGCAATCTACAACAGTTAAATAACAAGGTAGATCAGATACAAAAAACACAAGAACAAATGCTGTTAGATATAAAATTCTTGAAAGATCAGTCAGCTATTATTGTCGATGATATAATGTTTTTGAAAAATGAAATTGTCGTGCATATTAAAACTCGTCATGTTGATTTTAAGACAGACAAACTTATGCAATATCCAATAATTACTTGACTTTTGATTAAATTTATGTTAGTATCATAATTGAATATGTTTAGATCTTTTGAGGAGAGTTATTATGCCTGTTCAACAAAAATCTCATTTTGTATATCCTAAGCTTTATCAATCAGATGCTTACAGAATAGCCAAACGAAGAGATGATGATTCAGCTTATACGGTAGAACATGAGTACAAATTTGTTATTTCTCAATATGAGAAAGCATCAGCAAATTTAAAAGACATCTATCGTCAGAATTTTGAGGCTAAAGATGTAACAGACTTACAGCAAAAAGAGGCAGCATATAACCCGATTAAATTTACACAGATTTTAAACGAAAGTAAGAATATTTTAACCGAAACTGTTTTTATGCCACTACGAAATGTAGCTACTGAAAGTTCTTTTATTCACTCATTGAAGATGTTAATCTCAAATTTTGCTGAGAAGCTAGGCTTTGGGAAAAAGGGATATCATTTTTTTCAACCCAAGCCAGTAATTCACAGCGAAGTGCATAATATCGTAGAGAATACCCGCAACATTGAATGTGCAGTTAAAGAGCATTTGGGAATTGTTTAAGATGCGCAAAGCTAGACTGCATTTAATTCAATTTCTCCCGTCTTCATCTGTATCATTACATATAATTAATATTATAATTAAGAAAAAAACGAGAATAAATGCTAAAATCATAATTAGCTTCCTTCCCTTAATAAATCTGCGTTTTGCTTCACTATGCTGCGCCAGGCTATGTTAAGTTTGATTAATTTTAAAATCAGCACTTTTAATTTTGGTAATAATTCTTTGTCCTCTTCTAGTAAGCAAATTAATGGTAGGTTTAGCGACAATCCCTTCCGCTTCAAAACTACCAAAATTAGAAATTAACCCAGATTTTACTATATCAATAATATATTTTATTGATCCAATCCCTATATTTGGTACACAAATTATTGATAATTTTTCAGCAACATCTATAATATTAGATGCTTCCAACCATGTGTCATGTATATAAACATCAAATAGTGCAAAATTAACAGAATCTGGCAAATATTTACTTCCTCGAGATTGAATTTTATTACCAAATCCTTCACCAAACAATGTCATTGAAACATCAGGATAAACAGTTTTAAATTTATCAATAGTAAATAATTCATTCAATCGTTTTAATAGAAATATTGGCATTTGAGCATTATCAGTACGGCCACCAATTTCGATTTGTTTTGTTTCATGATTCCAGTCAATTCTGACATTAGTTCCGTCAATTTTTTCTGTAAAAAGCCAAGCATTATCAGCCAAATAACTAAATTCAGGCAACGAGAACTCATTCTCTCTGAAATAATGAGTATTTTGGTCACGTTTAAAAATTGATTGGATTTTAGGATACTTAATCATAATTCATATTCCTCAATTAATTCTGGATTATCATAGATATTCCCTAATATCTCCACTTCTTCTTTAACAAAATCTTCGCCCATGTCTGCAAGCATCATATCAAAGCTAAGAAATCCTTTTGTAAACCAACTAGAATGTAAAATATTTACTCCATAAGCCGCTCTATCTTTCTGAAAAATTACTGAACATGTTTGATTATCTGAGTAAGTGGGGCCGCCTATAGAACTAATAGAATCAGTATATTCATCAGGTATTAATAAAACGTCTCCTTCGCGGATGTTTTTACCATTTTTATCTTGCAAATCTAATTTTGAATTTTGTTTAATATCAGTCATAAGTTTTCCCCATTAGTTTTCTTCTTTAACCTTTCTATAACAACATCGCAGTACGCATCAATATTAGCAGAAGTAGGCGTATTGTTGGCTAATTCAAATAAATAACTTTCATTAAAAGCTTTATGTTCTTTTAATACTTCGCAAAGCGTAACCATATCAAAAGGCTTTTTGCTTTTACTTAGTTCAGATATTGCACGGAAAATTAACTTATGCTCAGTGCGGTAAAAATCAGCCTCACAAATACGGCCAGCAATCCGATTCCATGCCGAATTATCCAACATTAAACCGCCTAAAACAGATTGCTCGGCTTCATCCGAATGTGGTTGCTTTACGTTGTTAAAAATGATATTATCTTCGGCGTAATTTTTAGAAAAAGCCTGTTTATCCTGTGAGGAGACAGGCTTTTTTATTTGTCGTTGCATGGCTCACCTCCCAAGGCTTTATCAGGAATATTTTGTTTTTTCTGCTGGTTAATCCAATCAACAATATCTTGATACACCCAGCCGACAGAGATACCGCCAAGTGGGATCGGTTTAGGAAAAGTTTTATTTTTAATTCTACGCCAAAGGCTTGACCGGCTTAGTGGGACAAGTTCGAAGAGCTGTTTGTACCGAAGAATTTTTAAATTTATCATAATTTTCTCCTATTAATTTTATAATCAATAATGAAAGCATTGCACTCAAGAGCCAGCCTCAGACATAAACCCAGACCTAGACCCAGATCCAGACCAAGACCCAGACCTAGACCCAGATCCAGACCAAGACCCAGATCTAGACAACCCAGATCCAGACCTAGATCCACCCATAACCCAAAATTTAGTACTATGATTCATTAGCATGACAAATTACTCAGGCCTAAATCTAGATTCAGACAAAGACCTAGCTTTAAATCCAGACCAAGACCTAGATCTAAATCTAACCCCAGACCCAGAGCCACACATAGACCAAAGCCCAGACCCAGAGCCACACATAGACCAAAGCCCAGACATAGCCATAATCCAAAATCTGGGACTATGATTCATTATTTAAATTCACCGAAGCTTTCTATCGATTGTAAAGCGACACAATGATCCTTTTTTATAGCCTCAAAACTTTCCCAGTTATCGGCGTTATGACTTCCGGTTTCATATATAATCCCACCATCTTTTAATCGTAAAGAAAAGTCATCTATGCTTATTACTGTTCCGGTATAAATATACCGACAACAATAAATCACAATTTTTTTATTTAAATACGATTGTAAATTATTTAATGTTTGCATAATAATCTCCTATGATTAAATTAATAAAAAGTATTACTCAATTCCAGATCCAGACAAAGACCCAGGTCTAAATCCAGACCAAATCCCAGATTTAGACTTAGATCTAGACCCAGAAGACCTAGACCAAGCCCTATAAGACCTAGCCCTAGAACTAGACGACCCAGACCTAGACCTAGAACTAGACGACCTAGACCCAGCCCTAGATGACCCAGACCTAGATCCACCCATAACCCAAAATTTAGTACTATGATTCATCTCAACTCCGCTCCATTATAAACTCTAACAATTTGATTATAATTAATTTTGCCGGGAATATATCTAAGAAGAGCCCACCCAGCTTCTGTTAATGCATTGTATTTTTCTAAATCTTTAATATAGCCCATAGGATTAGTATGTCGCCCATGGCTACGCTTAAATACACCGCCTTCAATTTCTATAGCTAATTTAATATCTGGCCAAGCATAGTCAATTCGCCACTTTCGGGTAGAATGAAATTTATACTCAGCTTTTGGTGGTGGCATTCCTATAGACTTCCAAAATATTTTATTGATTGATAAGTGTTCTATCTTCATCTCTTATGCTTTTCCTTCTTTTGTTTCAATATATGGGATTGTTTCAATAAATTTTTCTAAGCGACTTTGCATCTTTTTACTTATATATATAGAGTTCGAGTATAAAGATCTTCTTGGTCTATTGTTTATATAAGCAGTTAAGGCTTTTTTTAAAAAAGTCTTAGGATAATGTTTAAGTTCTTGTTCTATCGCCCAAAGTATTGTATCAATTGAACTATTATAATGGTTTATCGGTATATTTAAACATACATATGCAATAAAAAGAAAAGTTTCAATAGAGTAATTCATACCTCTTCTCCTTGCGGAAATTGTTTTTTATTTTCTAACTGTATTTTATTATATATTTCTTCTCGATGTATTGGAACTTCTGGAAGAGCAGTAATTCCAATTTTAACATGATTATTTCTAATATTTAATATCTGAATTTTTATACTGGCATCTTCGCCAATACAAATTACTTCTCCGAGTTTTCTAGTTAATACTAACATTTTATTTCCCTCTTATATCTGCGTAATCTAAAATTTCAAGGCCAAAATTTGGCCAGTTTTCCTGATAAATTATTCTATTATATAAAATATCCAAATAACAAGCTTCCCAATTAGCATCATTTCGAAGATGCCAAGTATGGTCATAATTGTTTAAATTAATTGTTTTCATTATTTTATCTCCAATCTATTTTTTTGGACTAATTCAGCACCTTCTAGATCCATTTTCATTTTTGTTTTATCGGGACTTTTTTCAATTTTAGTACGGATATATTTTGCTTTAAGTTTTGTCTCATCAAGAATTTTAATACTTGGCGGACATTTCTTAACTTTAACCGCAAAATGAGGACACTTTATCTCTTTTGGCTCAAGCATTTTTTCCATGTTAGTTAATAGGTAATTTTTGATGCCAACTACATGTTTTTCAATAGATTGTCGTCTGGCCGACATATTTCTTTCAGCTTCTCGGATCGCATTAGCTTCTGCCTCAAGATTTTTAATAGCATATGAGATATTGATAACTTTAGTATCAAAGTCGTCTTTAATGACAGCAAGCGAATCTTCAATAATTTCTGGTGTTAAAGATTCGTCCTCTTGCATAACTGTTAAGGCTTGCTCATATTCGTGCGCTATTTTATAAAGTTGCATTTAATTCCTCCGGTTTAACATACTCATTTTCAATACACCACATCAAAAGCTGACCGGTGGCTTCGGCTGGGTTCTTACCCCATTGTGGTTCTATATATAAATGTCGATTAATATTACAATCAGCATAAAAAGCACAATATAAATTATCGAATACTTTCTGAATTAATGGATGATAATTTACACTTTCTTTTTTTATTACTGACAACATATCCAAAATCTCATCGAGAGTTAAGGCAGCAAAACTATCTTTTATTGATCCTTTATAACAAAATTGTTGAAAAGGTAATTGATAAATTTTTTCTTGTTCTACCTCGATTTCTTTAACCCAATGCATATAAGCTATAGATTGGTTAACACCCAATTTTTTCAGTTTTTTAGCTATTTCAATACCTATCGTTTTCATGATTTATCCCCTTTATAATTATCCAAAAAAGCCTGACAAAAACTTGAAAAAGCTTTTTTTTGTTTTGTGTTAAGCAAACTGCCCTTTGCAATCTTGCTACCAAACATATATAGATTTAGTGTTTCATTTTCTAAAAGTGATTGATTATTAGCTGTCTCCAAACAACTTAATGTATCAGATTTATTCTTATAAAATTGGATAGAATAAATTGCATATTCTTTGGCACAATATTTTTTATTTAATTTTTTCATGAGTTATCCTATTTTCTGTGCTCTTTATAGCCAAATTATATGTCTGCATCCAATTGCTAACTTCTGATAATGAGCAAAAATTTTCCATATATAAAAATCGCCAATCGATCATAACAAAATATAGGTTATATTCCCCCTGCCAATATATTTCTATCCAATTTTCTCTATAATACAATTGATTCCTTAGTTCATTAGTAATCATTTTTTAATCTCAATATTTGACGGTACAACATTGTTTAACGTGTTTATTTCCTTTTTTACCTCCGTTAATAATAGCTGTGCCGTTTTTGAAGGTAACTGCTGCATACTTTTATTTGACGTTATTTTAGGAAGTAAATAAATTGTAGCGGCCTGTTTTGTAGATGGGCAAAAAGTCAGAAAAATAATCAAAAAAATTAAAAAAACAGATACTATTTTATATATCTTTTTTAAGAATTTATAGAGTAATTCTCTTGTATTTTCAATCTCGCAACAATCCGCAACTATAAACCAAGCCGAAGTTGTCATTATTAATATAATAATACTACTTATAAGAAATATTTGACATGCTTGATGCCAAGTGTCAAACATTAAAATAATAT